AGGTGGTAACAGTAGGCAAGAGATTAATTACAATAACAAGCATTATGTTGCTGTGTGTTGGCTTGGTGGCTCAAAACCTACCGACAAACCTTCAGATAAAGCTGTTGAATCTGTCAAGTGGCTCTACGAACAAGTCGGTGGAGAACTAAGACCTCACTCTTCGTTTAAACAAACAAGTTGTCCTGGTGATGCTTGGAGACAGCACATAGTAGAAGGTTTAGTTACTACCACAATTAGTAATGAAAGTCCACCTGATATGATACATCCACAGTTTATTCAAAAGAAATTAGACACAATTATTGCTAAACTAGAGAACATTGAAAACAAATTGAAGTTAGGAAGAATGATATAATGAGTGAAGAATATAAAGTAATTTTAGAAAAAACTTTGTGGACATTTGTTGAAGCATTTATTGGTTCATTAACAATAGCACCATTAGTAGGTGTAGATGCAAACGCAGTTCAATTAGCTGCTATTGCAGGTGCATCATCTGCTTTAGTAGTAGTTAAAGAGTTCGCTAAGAAAAAAATTATTAAGTAGTTTAAATAGCAAAGCCGAGGGTGTTATCCTTTCTACCTCGGCTCTTGCTTTGTTTAATTAGAAGGGTGCTTCACCTGGACCAATATCATCCATTGATTTAGCCTTTGGTAAAGTCATACCATTTTGAACTGCAGCAAAGTCTTTCCAACTATTTGGTGTTGCTTTGTTATCCATCCACCAAGACTTAGCAAATACCCTACCATCTACAGTATCACCTGCAGTACAGTTGCCCATAGCTGTACATCTAAAGTCAGGGCTTGTAGCCTTAGTCTTTTCTTTGTCTGTATAATACTTGACCATTGCACCGCATGGGCATAGCAATCCTTTATCATTGATTGCAGGCTCACCACTAGCGTGCTTATCAAACTTAACATCACCAAATCCTGCTTCTGATATATCTTTCACAGGAGAACTAGCAGGGGCTTGTGTGGTTGGGCTTGTTGAAACCCCTGCTTTGTCCTCTTTTGGTAATGGCTTTGATGATGAAACCTTACTCATTTCTTCTTTACTTGGTCTAGCTTTGTCAGTACCTTGATACTTCCAGTTAGCTAAAGCTCTACCTATAGCAGATGTCTCACAGTTTTCCATCCATGCATCTGCATTAGCAAAGCCACCTTGACCTTTTGTTTCTTGAGCTATCCCTGTTGATACAGGTAAGACTACCTTTGCATCAGGAAATACCTCTGCTTTAATAGTGACACACGAACCATCATCAGTAATGTGTACCACTTGTGTATCAATCCTTCCATTAGGATTGTCAGCCCAAAACTTCTTGAGCCTTTCTTCAACAGTTTCATAACTGTTTAAATCGAACTTAGCCATTATCCTCCTTTATTATTACCTAAAGAGCTTGTTCTTCTTTTACATATTGTTTAGTTAGATACAGTCTGCATACCATATTAATACACATTAGATAGCCTCTCTTAACATAGAGAGCCTTTCCACAACTGTAACATATGTGTGACATGTCACTCCTCTAAATTGACAAGATATTCAGCAGTAACCCCCTTGTCAGGTTTCACAAACAAACAGTATTGTGAAGGTCTGCCCATACTTGCTAGTTGTTCTTGTGCGTAGCTGTTATAACTTTCAGTAGAGCCATTAACCCATACACGAACATCATTAATATATAGTGATGTTGGTGTGTGATAATGACCGCATACTGCGTGGGTAAAGTCTTCCATTAACTCTTGTGAAGCTAATGCTTTCCAACCCAATATCTTTTTGTTGTAACCATAGAAAGGTAAGCCCATACTTCCACGAATATTATCCCCATGAAAACAAAGGAACTTAGCTTTCTTACCTAGGTCTGCAACTGCATACCAGTGTTGGTCAACACCTTCAGGAATATGGAATTTGATTCGCTTTTCGTTAGCGAACATAGTTGATAGTATCTTACCTAACATTCTATCTGCATTAGTTTCAGGATTGTAATCACGCCTTGAGCGACCACCCAATGCACCATGATTACCAATCACCCAATAACATTCTACTTCTTGAAATGCTTCTAGTAAAATACTAAAGAATGCATGTAATATTCTTGGACCATCAACTGTTACCTGCCTGTATAAAGAACTGTCAATTAAATGTGCCTGCCCTGGAAAAATAAGTTCTCCTTCCACAATATCTCCTAGAGCAAGTACCACGCATTTATCTACAGAGTGTGACTGTCTCTGTATATTAGTGAGTTTGACTATACGATGTGCATACTCAATTACTCTCTTCTCTGCAACTTCAGTGCCATAGTCTGTGGTTCTCTTCGCAAGTTGTATATCTGAGAGCAGGGGTACGCATAACTCGGTGTCCTTTTTATTGTTCTTTGATTTGGGTTTTGTTATTTTAGGAAGTGTTAGAGTACTCATACCATCTCTAGCACCTTGATAAACTGCTTCAATCATATCTGCTTTTTTGTCTTTGAGTTTGTCAATTTGTTTTAATAAGCGTTCATTAGTACGCTTTAAATCTTTTAACTTATCACTCTCAGCTTCAGCTATGAGTTCAGCTAGTAATTTACTCTGATTGTTTTTCGGCATATTGCTTTTCCAATTTAACTAACCAATGTCTAACTCTGCTGTATGAAACTTCAAAGTCAAACTCATTAGCTAGTATTTCTGATACTACACGAGCATTAGCTTTTGCCCCTTGATTAACAACCCTGTCAGATAACTCATCTATAAAAGGTACTGCTTCTTTAGGTAATCTTTTATACCAAGACACAGTTCCACCTATTGCTTGTGTGGTGGCTTTATTAAGTAAGTCATCTACATTTATTTCTATCTTTATATCTTTCATACGATAATCATACCATAAGCGTATGCATATGCATAACTTAAAATAAAAAAAATTATATGCATATGCATATGCATAAGTAAAAATAAAAAAGGGGTGGGGGTGTAGGGAAACTATAAAACCTACACCCCACCCTAGACACAGCTAAGAGAGAGCAAACCTAGCTTGTCTATCAATAAGTTAATCTAGATTAACCTATGTGATTAGCATACTGAGTTGCAAACTCTTTAACATATTTATACTTCTCAATAGGTATAATATTATGCTTTCTAATAAAGTGTGATATCTCAGCCAAGAACTCAGACTTTAGATTTGCTGCATAACCATCTAAAACACCAATAACTTGTTGGTCTGATACCCAAATGCGTGGCTCATCTTGTTGAGCAAGCCATTTAAGAGCATCAAGGTCAATGTTGTTATTGCCGTGGTCACCCAATCTATCAATAGCATTGTCATCATATTTACCCTTGTCAGCAATGACACGAATATCTCCGTGATATTTGCCCATACCACCTGCGTAACCTGTATAACCAGCGATAGTAGAAGCTGGTAGTAATCTAATTACTTCTCTAACTTCATCTCTACCCCAACCCATAGAGCCACTAAAGTCAATCATTACAGAGCCACCTGCAATTTTCTTTCTTCGTGTAAATACTTTCTTGTCAGTAAGTATTCTATGGATATTTCTAGGTTTAATACCTGCATCACTAAGTTGTCTGTGTAGCTTTTCTTCAGCTACCTTATCCCTTCTATTAGGAACAAACTTGTGAAACTTAGCTTTACCATGATGTCCACCTTCATCTTTCTTGTAGTCAATCTTATTACCAATATTTCTTTGGAAGTTTGTATTGGCTTCTTCAATGATTTTGTTTGCTAGTTCTTCACTAACAAACCTAGGTAGCACTTCACTTGCTTTGACATCAGCATCTTTAACATTTCTTTCACTAATGACACCATTGTAAGATATATTGAACTTGGTATATATATCTTCATCATCTACTTTCTCAACCATATCATTAGTTGTTGGTGTACCTTGTGATATATTAAGATACTTCTCATCTTGTCTCTTGTGGATAAAGTCTCTAGTCTCTAAGTAAGTTGGTAAAGATAGATGTCTAATCATATCTTTAAGATTTTTAGGACTAAGTTTCCTACTTCTCTTACGATGTAAGACACTCCTAGCTTTTCTAATCATGCCATACATAGCTTGTAAGTCAGCACCAATATAGAGATAGTCATTGTATAACTCCCACTTGGTAGCCATAGGATTTTCTAGTGCAATAGCTTGATACAAAGCCATTTGTGTTAAGTCTCTCCTATCATACTTATCCCACTCTAAGTCATTACTACCTTGAACTACACTTAACATTTCATCAAAGTATTCAACTTCACCTTTACCTAGTGTGTAATTAGTTATATCTGACAATGGCGTAAAGTCATAGTAATACCACCTAGTACCAATTTGTATATCGTAGTTTGCTACTGTTTCCATAAGCAAACGATATATCTTTTCAGGTGTAGCGCTCTTGTTGTAGTACGCTTGCACTATTGAATTAATCATACGCTTTATCTTAAAGACACTTACACTAGGCACTAAGTCAGAATTTAAATCTGTAGTAACAGACCTAAGTGTGTTACTACGCCTAGCATTTCTAAGCCAAGTATCTGCTTGATAACCTGAAGCATATCTCTCTGCAACAGGAATACTTGTTTCTTTATCAAGTGGACTAACATTTCTGTATGTCTTTTTAGGAAACATTTTCTGTTGAGCTAAAGCAATTAGCTTTTCTCTCCTAGCATTATCCTCGTTACTGCTATCAACTATTGGAATAGCACCTGATTGTAGCTGAGGTTTCACACCTTTAGCATCAGATACTTTTGTATATCTCTTTCCAGTAGATTGTAAAGCAAGGTTAGGGAACTGTTGTCCTTTGCTACGAGCTTTACCTCTCTTTACAAACAGCATTATTCTGTGTCATCTGCGTGTGAAACTACCAAAGCATCAGCAATCTCATCGTAGTTGTCAGGGAATATTGTTTGTAATGCGTAGTCCAATGGAACTTCTTTGTCCATTAGTTGACCTAGTGCTACCCACTTACGAACTGAGAAGTCGCCATCATTGTAATCTGCATATACTGCACGCAGTTTCTCAGGCAAACTCTCTAGTGCTTTAGGGTGTACTTTGTCAATGTTTATCCTTACAGGAAATCTATCAAGTAAGGCTTCTGGTAAGTCCTCTGGAACTCCGTTCATAGTTGCAACTACTTGGAAGTTAGGTTGTGGTCTTACCTGTTCTTTGTTCTTGTTAGGCAAAGTAAACTTTGCAAACTCAGGGTCATCTAGTAAGGCATGCAGAAATGATTGCACATCTACACCAGCGTGGTCAATCTCGTTAATAACAAGTCTTGCACCATCTTTCCAAGCTTGAATACCGACACCATCTAGCCAATCCATACCACCTTCTTCATTGAGTATGTAATGACCTAGCACTTCACTAGCACTACTATCTTGTGTCAATGTAATATTGTATGTTTCTCTACCCTCTAATTTGGTTGTGTTTGCTTGGTATGTTTTACCAGTACCCGGTTTACCATAGAGCAATACTCTTGGTGTAGCACCAATAATTGCATCAAACAGTTTCCAACAGTTACTCTCTGTCATTGTTTATTCCTCCTCTGTTGAGTTCTTACCCAACATCTTTTCTATATTTTCGATGAAGTCTTTATTAAGTTGTTCATCATCAACTTCTGACCACTCTGATAAGAAAGCTTCACGCTCCATTTCAGTAGCAGCTTTTGGATTTAACCACTGAATATCAGGAACATTCGGTAATAAATCCAGTGCATCAGCAGGAACATCTACAAATACAGTTGCGTATTTAGTATCAAGTTCCTTACCTGATTTACTTTTAACGATAACTTCTAGCATCAAACGATAGTGCAGTTCTGCTGGAACTCCGTTCTTGTGATAATGTGGCATAGCCAACATCACAATCGCAGGAAATCTATCATCTGCCCTATGGTCATGGTCATCATACTTGTCGCTATCATCAATTCTTTCATCTAAGAAACCTTCTCGTATCTGTCTGTTATAACCATTTTCAATAGACAAATCGTTTAGTAACGATAGGATTGGTATGGTAATAGCACAGTTCTTTAGTCTCTCAGTTGCTTCCTCAACATCTTTAGGGAAGCCTTCAATTCCACTAACCATTAGTTCTCCTCTCTAATTCGTGCATATAATCTACAAGTATTAGTCTGACCTAGTCTTCTAGTCTGACATTGCAACACTTGTCCATTACCTTGTAGCTTGCTTGTCCAATACCTAGCAGTGCTATCATAAGAATTTGCTTTCTTGTTATAGTCATCACCAGTGTATTCGGCAATCAAAAACCAATCATCTCTATTGGCTTCCATCAATGAAATAGTTGAGTTGGTAAATATATAGCCACCTCTATTTACTTCATCTGCATCTACTTTCTTTGGTTTGAATATAGGGATTATATTATCCATTATTCCTCCTCATCTTTCTTAGCTATAAACTCTTTATAGCCATCTTCATTACAACAAACACAAGTCTGTTCTACCTGAAACTCTTCAGGATATTTAGCCTTGTATTCATCTAAACAGTTGGTACATAAGGCATAACTTCCGTGTATATAAACACTTGTCGGCTTGTCAAATGTTCCAACTTCTATCTGTGTATTACAGAAATCACATACCCACTCATCATCTCCAATACCAGTATCAATCAAGGTATCAAAGAATACATCGTGCCTACCATTTTCTTTGTAGTATTGTTCTCTCTGTAATCTATCTTTAGCCCTGTGTAATACAGGGTTTTCTACTATGGTGTTCACCACGCCATACATTATTCTGCCTCCTCATCAGCATCATACCATCGGCTTTTTTCCCAAAAGGTTGGGTTATGGTCTATGAGCTTGATATCAGCATTGTCATCTGCTAACGAAACTAACTTATCTATCTGTGCGATAGCATCTACTTTCTTTATCTTGGACATAAAGGTAAAGTCCACAGTTAGTTTATTAACATCTTCATTACTTGTACTTGTTAAGTCATATACATTATCACTCATAACTTATACTTTCTCCTTATCCTTCTTATCTGATAATTTAACTGTTGTCGTAGTAGCCACATATCAAAGTCAAATTTTTTCATCGTAATAAATAATTTAATCTTGTTCATCACAGCAACCACACTTCGTATCAACAGGTTGTATAATAAACCTGCCTATTACTAACTTATGATATGTGCAATTAACAAAGAGTTCAGTTTCATTTTTTACACCAACCTCTAACTGCTGTTTATACACACTACCATCTATACCACCAGTCTCATCTATACAAGTTTTACAATGGACATATCCATCTAAAGCACCTAGTTCTTCTAGTGTTACAGGCATTATTCCTCCTCATCTTTCTTGAATACATCTTTAAGTAAGTCATCAACTGCTTGTTTAAAGTCACCTTCAACAACTTCTTCCTCTGACTTAGCAACAACATTACCTACTAACATTGGATTACCTATGTTGATAATGTCAGGAACAGAGCCGTAGAACGCTTGAAACATACTGTCATTAGCTTCCTCACTCTTAAGAACTTTGAGTAATGCTTTAAGGTCATCACCCAATTCATCTCCGTGTTTAGCACGAAATGCTCTTTCAACTATATCTAACTGAGCATGAGTTACTGTTATCATTGCTTGTTGCCACAAACTATCCCAGTAAATAGCCATTGCAATTACAGGATTTTGTGCATCAATATAAGCTCTCCTTTGGTCTATCTCTGCTTTTTCATTATCAATCATTATTGAATTGAAACCAAAGACAGTGTTCATTGGAAAAGGAAAGTAATTTACTATGTCTTTCATATTAAATTCTTCCTCTAACTTCTTAATATACTCATCTCGTTTTTCTCTATTATTTTCATTTTGCGAATACGCATCGATACCCATTACAGATACCTCCTCTCATCTCTCTTTACATTACTTCTCTTGACTGTTTGATAGCCACAAGTATTACATTGAACTCTGTGATACACAGAGGATTTAACATTTGCTTCTATCAACAATCGGTTGTATGTGCCTTGATAACACATATCGCATACCATAGCTCTCCTTCCATAGATAGCTCGATACCTACACTTTCAATACACAAACAGGGACTTAAAATGTTTTACTAATGTAGGTATCAAGCTACCTACAAGGCAGGGAGAAAGGAGACACATTAGCTTAATGTCATAGACCTGCCCGTAGATAGCTTTATTTTATGGGATAAACTTTAAATCAAAGTTATTCTTTATTCTATTCTTTATAGTATCTTTATTCTTTTTCCAATATAGATACGCTTTATATTGCTTATGTTCTTTATTAACAGCCATTACACAACTTCCTTTCTACAATCGTTGCACTTACGATAGCCTTTGCTTACGAACTCAATGGGCAGAATAATAAAACACTGAATACATTGGGGCTTCTGCCTCAATGATAATGTAATCGTATCTGTCATTGGGTTTCCATTGACCATCTCTAACATCATCTTTGTCAAGATGAACTTCATAGATACAAGCATCATCACAATCACAGTTCTTGATATGTTGCTCTCTAGCTTCTGTATCATCAACAGTCTTGATGACTTTACTTGCATCTTTGTTACAAAGCGAACACACTTTGCGACCAACCTTTGTAGTAGCTTGACAGAAACGACAAGTCCATAGGTACTTATCACCATCTTCTACTGCAATAGTAGGCTCTCTACTGCCTGATAAATCAGGCACTCTAGTATCTATTACAACAGGTACATCATTTAGTTTGTCGTAACCAACTAGAGTTCTCTTGGTTTTAGGAACACTTGAGTTCCTATATCTTTTACTCATCTGTATATCCTTTCTCTATATACGATATGCATAAAAATGCATAAAGCCGAAAATTTTTGGGCTTGGAATTATTTTGCGACTTTGAAATTTTTTTGCGATTTTGCTTATGTTAATAGAATGACTTGACATTTTCGTATATCTTGATGCAGTGTGTGTTGCATAGAATACTAGAATATTTTTTTTTGTTTACTATGCATATAGATTGTTTAGTTAGGTTTTGATTATTAGGGTATCAGTTTGTGGTATGAGACAACTGTTCCTGTATCAGACCATCGTTAGAATAATCTTGTGATGGGATGTTAACACGAATGGTGGTGGGTGGGTGTCGGGGGTGGGCGACAAATTTTTTTATGTAGAAGTGTGAACTAAGGGGGAAGTCCACACAACTACAATTATTTATACTGTACTGAAGTCGGGCATTTTATCTACGATTTGGATTAGTTCTGCTAGGTCATTGTTTACACTAGCTGATATTCCTTTCCACTGTAGATGGTTAGGCTCTAAGTGTACATTTTCGTTTGAAAGAGATTGTACTTTATCATTAATCTCTTTGAGTGTACCTGTGATTGTGTAATCACTTTGGATTTCTCTATATGGGAACAAGTCTGTACCCATATCTTTTAGTACTGTGAATGTTATTACTATCATAGTTTCCTTTCTGTTCGCCATAGCGAACAAGCGCGTGCCGAAGCACGCGCTCGATTTGAATAAGTTACTTTCTACGATATGTAGATTTAGCTTTACCTTGCTTTGCACTCCAAGAGTTCATTGTCTCTTTGATTTCTGCAAGAGTGCGAACTTTACCTTTGGTTACTTTGTTTATCTTGTCTGTACCAAGTAAGTCAAGTAGTGCTTTAGGTAGTTGTCCTTTAGCAGTTAACTTGAACTCGCCTTTCTTTAAGATAGTAGGGCAATTATCAAGTATATCCATAAACTGCATAATAGCTGGATAGCTACCTGAAGGTATTTGTTGTAATGTGGAAGGATTAGCCATACCATTAGTTTGTTGTGCTATATGATATGTATATTTACCTGTTTTGGTATCTACTAATTTTACTCCACAAAATGGACTACCAAAAAATGATTGTCCCATATAATATTTAGGTTGTTTAACCCAAGTATCTGTACTCATATTATTTATCCTTTCTCTATGAATAGCTTATACTTTATAACCCAATGTGAAATGAGTTACAAAAAAACTGAGTAAGCGTGCTTTTTTAAAGTGTCAAATTTGTTTTGTATCCTATGTCGTAGCTTGAGTGGAAAAATACACAAGGAATTTCCGAAGGAAAGGAAGGTGCTATTTTTATAAGGGAAAGCACAGACTATTGCAGAATAAATTTTATGCTTTACGAAAAGTATGCTAGAACGAAATTGGAACTCTTTTCTTATCGGCACTAGGAATTAAATTATTGAAAGAGTTATGCCGATTACAATAAAGCTAGGAAAGACAAAGGGTGGTGGGTGGGAATAGATGCGTTCGGCAGTTGATATTTTAATGGGGGGTAAGTTATGCCGAACTACTTAAGGGTTTGTATCGTTTTAATGCAAGGGCGTGTGTTTGTAAGACAAAATACGACATACTATAACTATAACCACTTAGAACTACCCAATACGCAGTCAATCTGCGTGTTGCTATAAACTATTAACAAGGTGGAAGTTTGAGCTAGTGACAACAGTTCACAGCGAGTGTTAATGTGGGTGGGGGGTGTGTCTATTATGTAACATCTCCAATAATTACTGGCAATTTCTTCTACATAAAAAAAGGTAGCTAGTTAATCCTATAAGTGTTTAAGAAACTCTATTGCTAGAGTAAGTTACAGGTTACAGTGAGAAAACATCCCATAAGTTAACTAACTACCTAATGTAGTATTTTAGCACACTTACAGTAAAAAAAGAAGTTATAAAACTCTTTTTTCTATAGTACGCATATGGGGGGTGGTTTCGGGCAGTAGCGGACATATATGCTACGCATATTATTGAAGCTGAGTTAATAATTTTCTAGTGTCCTTGGGTACTGACTTTGTGGTAATCCCAGTCCATCTTGGTAGATGCAGTCAGCTTTTTGCCGTACCGATAGCTCTTACCTGTAACACTGTAGTCATTAAAAACTATTTGTTAAATTCACTATAGTGCTATAATAATTTTATTCAAGTTACAGGAGGATAAATGTTTGATTTTGAAGAACAGCTAGCTGTCGGTAAGAAGGGTGAACAGTTAGTTAAATATTATTATGAATCCCAACTAGATGAGGGTAAGACTAAGTTTATCGTAAGGGATGCTAAAGAAGAAGAACAGAAAAAAGGGGCAGACTTATTTATAATTAACAATGAACTTGGTCTTAGGTATGTAGAAGTAAAAACTGACACCAGGGCGGAGGAGACAGGGAATGTAGCACTAGAAGTACAAGTTGTGTATGGGGATACAGATAAGCGTATTGGATGTGCATTAAAAACATTCCCTGACTTTCTCTTCTACTGGATATACCCAACCAACGAACTTCTTTACTGGAATCCTGATGAGCTAGTTCCATACATTATGGACTGGCTAATAGAAAGTAAATACAGGATAGTAAATGCAGAAAATAAAAATTTTTTTTCACGCTCTTTGATAGTGCCTATAGAAGACTTACGAGCAACCGGGGTCATACACTCGATAAGCGTAAGTTATCATCTTTTAGAAAAAGTGGAGACAAGCTAGGTAAAGGAGGAAAACCTAGCCTATCTCCTCTATAATTATATAATGAGAGAAATCACAAAGTGTAAACTTTGTAACAAGGACTTTGAGTTAACGCAAAGTTACAAGATTTGTGTTAATCTTGGTTGTACAGAATACAATAAACGGATTAGGAGAAATAATGCCAGTAAGCAAAAAAGGTATGAAAAAAAGATACGGGGCGAAGAAGAAGAGTAAAAAATATTCTAAGCTCTAATGGGTAAAAAAATTAAAACAAGGAGAAATATTTTTAGTAGCCCACAGCTACTTAAAGAATGGTCAATGGACCTTGCCGAAGCATGCGGTAGTGTTCTTATACAAAAGAAACCTAATGTATCTAAAATAGATGCTTTAGTGGAAAAGTTTGTAATTGACTACAATGCTAATATGGAGTTATTAAGTGGCAAAGAAAAAAAAGAATAGTTTAGTTGGAAATATTAACAAAAGAAAAAAAGCTGGAACTTCTCGTTCCAAAAAAAATTCTACTATTTCTAAGAAGGCATATGCTGCTATGAAAAAAGGTTGGAAGTAATGGCAATTGAATATAGAGGTGAAAAGTTTTCAGGTTACAACAAACCAAAGCGTACTCCTAAACATCCTAGTAAATCTCACGCTGTATTAGCTAAAGAAGGAAGTAAAGTTAAATTAATTAGATTTGGTCAGCAAGGTGTTAGTGGTGCTGGTAAAAATCCTAGTTCTGCTAAAGAAAAAGCTAGGAGAAAATCGTTTAAAGGCAGGCATGCTAAAAATATTAAAAAAGGAAAAATGTCTGCAGCTTATTGGGCTGATAAAGTCAAATGGTAAAAAATATAATTTGTATTGCACCTGATTGCGATGCACAACTTCCTGAAGGTAAAACAAAATATTGTAGTGATACCTGCTATAAAAGAATATCTCAGAGAATACATAGAGCTAAGAAAAAAGGTGAGACATACGAATTACCTGTCAAAGAAATAAATCAACCTAAGTCTGCAACTGTTAGGCGTGGTTCTTTGTATGACAAGTTTAGAAACCAAGGCTATGCATCAGAACTAATTAGAGATGTAATTACAAGACAAGAAGTAGCAGATGCACTAGGTTGTACTGCAGGTCATGTAGCTAGAATGTTAGCTGCATATAGAGAAGATTTAGAAAAAGACATACAAGCAGAAAACTGGGAAGTATCTGATGATGCTAAACAATCACTAGAAGATTTTAAAAACTTTAGAGATAGATACTTTCTTACAGAACAAGGTGTACCTTTTGAAACAGCAAAATTTCACAATAACTGGATAAAATCAATTAACAAAGCTTTACTTAATGGTGGACAACAAATGATACTTAGTCCGCCTAGACACGGCAAAACAGAATTGTTAATACATTTTGTTATATGGCTTATATGCAGAAACCCTAACATTAGAGTTATGTGGGTAGGTGGTAACGAAGATATTGCTATGAACTCTGTTATGTCTGTTATGGATACATTAGACAGTAACGAAAAACTTAAAGAAGATTTTTGTGGACCTGGTGGTTCTTTTAAACCTGCAACTAGAGCAGGTAAGATGTGGTCAAGAAATGGCTTTACAGTATCTACAAGAACAGTATCAGGTATAAAGTCTCCAACAATGATAGGTATAGGTAGGGGAGGTAAAATCTTATCTCGTGACTGCGACATAATTATTGCAGATGATATTGAAGACCACAGCTCTACTATGCAACCTGCATCAAGGAACAATACAAAGAACTGGTGGACTACAACATTAGGCAGTCGTAAAGAGGAACATACAGCTATGGTGCTTATAGGTTCAAGACAACACCCTGATGATTTATATTCTGCATTGTTAGAAAACGAAGCATGGGAGACAATAGTAGAAGAAGCACACGATTCTATGTGTATGAAACCTGAACTAGAAGAAGATGACCATACTGATTGTATGTTGTGGGAAGGCAAAAGAACTTTTAAATGGCTAATGAATAGAAAAAGAGATTCTATGACTACTGGTGGTCTTAAGAACTTTGAGATGGTGTATCTTAACAAAGCAATGAGTGAAGCAGCTAGATTGTTTAATCCTGAACAAATTGCTAAATGTTACGATATAAATATGCCATTAGGCACAATTCCTAGTGGTTCTTACTTAGTTGCTGGTTTAGACCCTGCTGCAACAGGATATCAAGCAGGTTTCTTGTGGGCAGTAGAAACAACAAGTAGTGATATAAAACTTACAATGGTTGATTTAGACAACCACTTAGGTGGTGGACTAGATGAAGCATTTGAGTTAATTAAGAAGTGGTGGGATATGTATGGTTGTTACCACTGGGTAATTGAAGAGAATGGTTTTCAGAAAGCTATTAGACAAGACAAGACAATCAAACAGTTTTGTAATGTGCAAGGTATAAAGCTAGAAGGACACGAAACCCATAAAAACAAATGGGATGATAGATTTGGTGTTACTTCTCTTGCACCTATGTTTAATGACCAAATGATTACATTGCCATACTTAGATGCTGAAGCACAACAAAAGACAACACAATACACTAAACAGCTAACATACTTCGCTTCGAAAGGAAGTGGCGGCAAAGGATACAAAAGTGACATTGTGATGGCAAGTTGGTTTCCTATGAAAGTAGTTAGAACCTTGACAAAATTAACTTATGCTGATATGGGAATTGAGTACACTCCTAGCTTTGATGGTTATAATAGTGTACAATGGAACGAAACACCTTGGAGTTAAATGAAACCGCAAGAAATTATTGAACGAGCATCGTATCTTAAAAGAATGCATGATGATGCACTTATAGACAGAAGTAGATTTAGAGCAATTTTAAATGGTGGAGAAGATGGTATACGACAATTACTTGGTCCAGGACTAGATAATAACGAATCACATACTATACCTGCACCTAACTTGCTTTTATCTGCATTAGATAGATTGTCACAAAAAATAGGTAAAGTACCTAGTCTTGATGTTCATATAACAAATGCAAGGGATAGTCAAAGAAATAAAACTAAAAAAGACAAACTAGAAAGAATTATTACTGCATACGATAAGATGCAACAATTAGAATTACAATTACCACAAGTAGCTAGATGGTTACCGGGTTATGGTTTTGTAGTATGGGTTATTACTTCTAAGCCTGATGCAAATGGAAATATGTATCCTTGTGCTGAATTAAGAAATCCATATGATTGTTTCCCTGGATATATGGGAAATATGCAAAGCCCTAGTGAATTAGCAATAATACAAAAAGTTCCTATAAGAAAACTTATAGATATGTATCCTGAGCTAAAAGCATACTTTGAAAACAAAGATTCAGAAGATACATCATATGACTCTTACAACCTTAGATATACCGATGATGGTAGCTGGGAGAACTCTGATGAAAACGGAGATGTAATTTTAGAGTATATGAACGAAGAAGGAACTTATGTTGTACATGTTGCTTCTAAAAAAATAGTAGATTTTGTTCCTAATCCACTTAAATCAGGTCCAGCATTTGTTATAGCTAAAAGATTTAGCTTTGACAGATTACAAGGACAGTTTGACCAAGTTGTAGGTTTAATGGCTGCTATGGCAAAAATAAACATATTGTCAGTTATTGCTATGGAAGATGCTGTATTTACAGAAACAAACATAGTAGGAGAAATAGAATCAGGTCAATATAGAAAAGGTAGAAATGCTATAAACTATTTGACACCAGGTTCACAAGTAGTCAAGCCTACAACAAACTTACCATATCAGTTGTTTGAAGCTGTAGGTAGATTAGAAAGACAATTAAGAGTAGTTGCAGGATATCCTGTACAGGATGATGCTATATCTCCTAACTCTTTTGTAACTGGTAGAGGATTAGAAGAATTAGAGTCAGGTGTTGGTGCAATGGTAAATGAATACCATACTGTGCTTGAGTATGCTTTACAAGAGATAGATGCTAAAAGATTAGAACTTGATGAGGTATTGTTTGCTAATAAGAGAAAACCTATATCAGGTACATACAAAGGTGCATCCTTTTCTGAAAGCTATACACCTTCATCAGACATAGATAAGAATTATGTAACTAAAAGAAAATATGGTGCTATGGCTTCTTTCGATGCACCTAATAAAATTATTACTGGTTTACAACTTTTACAAGCGGGTATCATAGATAGAGAGACTATGCAACAAGAAATGGATGGTTTAGAAAATCTTACTCAGATTAATGAAAGAATTACTAAACAAAGAACCGAGGAAATATTATACCAGATGTTGTTACAAAATTCTCAACAGGGTGACAAATCTGCAATGATGGCAGTAGTAGAAATATATAACAATCCAAAACAAATGGGAAATATATTGGAAAAATACTTTACTGCACAAGGTGAAGAGCCAAGTCCTGAAGAACAAGCATTGATGCAAATGTCACAACAAGGACAAGCTCCTACTCCACAAGGACCACCTAACTTAGCAGCATTGCTAGGAGGTGCAAGTGCCTGATATTAATCAAGAGTTTGCAAAAATTATTGCACAAAATTACACAGCAGAAGAACAACCTATGTGGGAAGCATCATCAGAAATGCTTGCTAATAAGCGTCAGTTTGATATTGGAAAAGTAATTGACATTATGACTATTGCATACATACCTATGGTAGGAAGAATAGACATACTTATTGTTCCTGATGATTTCGATTATGGAGAAGATTATGGCACGACAAGCTAAAAGAAGATATATTTCAGAGTCTTATGGTGACAGTCAAGAGTTATCAGAACAACAAAATGCTGCTGAAATGTTTGCACAAGAAGAACAAAGGTTAGCACCACAACCTGTAGCACCGCCTAGAGTAGATGCTTTACCTTTGAATAGACCAACAGAAAGACCATTTGAATCTGTTACAGCTAATAACTTAAATCAATTTGGTACTGGGTTACAAATGGATAGAAACTTTCTACTAAGTCAAATGTATGCAGTTCTACCTAGCTCAGACATATTAGCTTTAATGGATGATGGAGTTAGTTAATGGCATGGGAGTGGGGTTTTACATCACCATATCAAGATGCTCTTGATACGGAATTTGTCAGACAAAGAAAACAACAAGCACAAGAATTAAGAAATTACTTTGCTAATAATGAAATAGCACAAAATCTAGTAGGTATTGCTAATGAATATGGCTTCTTACCTACTGATGTTCAAGTAGCAGGTGCTATGGTTGGTCTTACTAAAGACAGTCCTGAGTTTACATCTATTGTTAATTCCTACTTAGACAAAGAAAGAAGTTGGTGGGAAAGCATTAAGGCATCAGGTAGAGGTGCAATCAGAGGTGCATTTGTTGGTATGGAATCTGCTAGCCAGTTTGTAAAACGATTTGGTACAGCAGGTATGAGATATTACTCAAAGAAACAACAAAACCCATTGTTATTCTTTTCAGGCATAGGTACTGCACTAGCAGTAATTAATCCTGATTACCATACAGAATTAAAAAATGTTATGGAAGAAACAGGACCTACACTTGCGGGTAGAGCATTTGAAGAGATTAGAAAAGGTAATAAAGTTAATTTAGGTGAAGGTTACTTTGGAAATTCTACAATAGCAGAAGATACAGATGTATATAAAGAATTAGTTGGTAGAGGTGCTAATCCTGATGAAGTTAGAGAAGCTTTACAAGAACAATTAGGTAAGCCATTATCACAACCAACAATACAAGATAGAGAAGCTGCTGCACTTAGTTATCAAGGTAGAAAAGGCACAGTTAAGTTATCTCCTGGTCGTGTAGCTGCAGTAGAAATATTTGAACCTGGAAGTAGAGCATTTAAATTTATGTCAGGTGTTATTGATGGTGCATATACTATATTTACAGACCCTACAACATATCTTGGTTTAGGTTTGTCTAGAGCTGGTAAAGCTGCTAGGACATTTACACCTAACAATAAACCTGGTCTTATAAACAGAGCTGTTAGAGCTACAGTTAACCAACCTGCTGCTAGAGAATTTTATCAATCACAAGTAGGTATTGATATTGCAGAAATGTTTTCTAAAGCAAACACATATGACCAAATAGATGTTCTTACTAAAGGTCAGCTAAGAAATTTACCTGATGGTGCAAGTATTGGTAAAAGACTTAGAGATACTGACAATGTATCAGAGATACAAGAAATACTTATAAACACAACTAAAGATAACTTAAGATTTCAAAATAGATTAGATGCAAACTCTTTAGTGTTTAAAGGTAAAGTATCTAGAGCTGCTGCTAAAGCATACTATGGTGGTGAATTTGCTGCTGGTGGTTTTAAGACAGCAATGAAACTAAACAATGCAGATAGCAAATGGGGTAGGTTATTTCAACAATTCCCTGCACCAAAACTAAATGCTAATGATTTAAATACAACTTTTTTTGAATTAAAAGACTGGATGCGTTTTGCAAAAGTAGATGATGAGGTTGCATTTAAAGCATTAGATAGAATAGCAGATGCTATTGATGATGATGATTTATTAAAAATGGCAGATATGCCTTTAGACCCTACACAACAGTTTGACCCAAGACCTGCAAACCTAGCTAAGTTAACATTAGTATTAGATGTTCTTGGTGGTGATGATGGTGTGTTTACACACATAGCAACAAAGTTTGATGCTTTAGATTTACCACCTGAACTTAGTAAAGGTATTAGAAAGTTTATGGGTGCTGTTGATGAAACTAGAAAATACTTTAGAACTAATTTATCAGAAGAGTTTTGGCAAGGACAAAAGCTTGACATTATAGATAGTCAAGGTAATGCAATACTGTCACAACAGTTTGAATTAGAAAAAGCATTAGAGATTATAGAGAGAGTAGCTGAGAGAGCTGGTGTTAAAAAAGTAGAAGTAGGTGGTAGAAGAAGATTAATCAGAGATGCTAGGACAAACTTAGAAAAGTTTATAGATGATGCACCTGGCACAGGAACTATTATTAAAGGTGGTGCAAGAACTGCAGATGATGGATTTGAAGTATCTACTGCAGGTGATGATTTTGGTAAACAGTTCTCAGCACTTAATGCTAAGTTTGCAGATGGAGATACTGTAGAACTTAAGTGGGCTAAAGCTAAAGGTTACTCAACTATTAAGGCTGCAAAAAACCAACCTATGGTAGATGCTCAAGGTAGACCTATAGAAAATTTTGAACAATATTACGAAGAGTATTTAAAAATATGGAATGCATGGGCTGATGAAAACCCTGACCTTATACAAGAGTTAGCTGTCAAAGCTCAAGGTAAAACATTAACAGATAAGTTTGCTAAAACAGATAACAATCAAGCTAGAGCATTAGCTGAAATTATAAATAAACGATTTGGTAAAGGAAACATTAATGACATAAGAGCAGAAGGTAATCCTATACCTATGAACTTTAAAGTACCTAAAAGAGGTACACCATTTGCTAATAAAGACACAAACACTATGGAACTTATACTCCAAGGTAAGAGAACTTCTACTACAAGAACTCTTGCTGGCTATGGACAAAACGCTCCTGAAGTAGGACAGATAAGATTATTTACAGACAAGAGTGGTAGAAAAGCTATGGTAAGAATTACCAAAGTAGAACTTGTAGATAAAGATTTATTTATTAATCCCGATAAAGAAGCTTTAGCTAGAGAGATTGCAAAGAAAGAAGGATATACCTTTGAGTATTATAAAGAAAGAGTTGCTAATAAAGTTGCTAAAGATAATTATGTTCGTGTTGAATATGAACTTGCAGGTCCAAACAATGTTATTAATGACTTAAAAGATGTAGCAAGTATGAATGCACTTAAAGATGATTTCTTAGAACAAGTAATGCCTGAAGCTACTATTGACAGACTTGACCCTGAGATGGAAGTCTTAGTAAAAGAACTTAACAGTGGTGGTCAAGAAGGTATAGACTTTTTAGGGTTACAAGTAGCAGATGAATTAGGAATACCTACTGGTGGTGTTGGTATGCCTGGTCTTACACAAAAAACTTTAAAAGATGGTAGATACGATGGCAACGCAGGACAACTTCTTAAATACAATGTTCAAGATTCTATTGACTTAGCTATAGAAGAAACAAAAAATCAATTAGCTAAATTATCAGAAAAGATATTAAAGAATGCATCAGGTGGTAGATATTTAGATTCCCCTAACATGGAAAAATATTTAAATACATCTGAGATAAAAAGATTTCAACAATTAACTAGAGATAGAGAAAAGTTAAGAGCTGAAGGTAAAGAGTTAAACAATACAGATTTAAATGATTTAAAAGCGTTAGATATTAAAAGGCGTGGTGGTTTAAAGAACTTTAAAAAAGGTGAAGATGCACAGAAAGCTATTAATGATTACCTTACTACTGTCAAAGTCAAAGGTGGTACAGATTCTGTATTAGAAAGAACTTACAAATTAGAAGAATCAATATTGGCTTTACAAAATAAAATTAAACAAGCTAAAGAAAACTTATTAAAGAAGGGTGTGTTACCTGACAACCCTACAGATGAAGATATACAAAAAGTTTTAAAAAGTGCAGAGATTGCAGATACAGCATTACAAAAATTAAATGTAAAGCTAGAAGGTAAAAACTTTAGAGGACAAACTCAAGAAGGTAAGCGTATTAGGGAAAGGTCAGTACCAACTAAAGACCTTGAAGGATTATTAGACCCTGACAAAACAATACAAGAATCTATTGATGAATTACAGTTTACAAGAAAAGCTTTAGACTTTTTAACTAACAAATCAATTGTTTATAGAATAAAAGGTAAAGAAGATTTAGTAATTGTAAGATATACAAAAAACCAAACTGATAATGGCGTATCTCCTGAACTAAACACACCAAAAAATTTAAGAGACTTTTTGAAAAAAGAGTATGATTACACTACTCCAAAAACACTTACTGAAGAAGCTAAAAAACAACAAGGTAAAGTAACTGACCCTAAAAAACAAATACCATCAGAGAGAGCATTTGAATTTGAAAAATTAGAAATAGAAAGAGTTATTGATTATGATGATTTTAATATTCAAGGGTATAAAGATTATGTAAATGAAGGTGGAGAACTAATAGCTAACTTACAAATTAAATTAAATAAAACTAGAGAACAGTGGAATAAATTAGAAGCTATTAAAGGTTATCAAGGTAGAGATGCAGATAGGTATTTAGAATTAACAGAAGCTTTAAAAGAGTTAGAGCTTGGTGACTTAGGTGGTATAAAACCAAAGCCAAGTCATTACAGGATGAGAACTATGGCTAATGTAGATAACACAGATGTAACCATAGTTGCATTTAGTAAAAATAATATTTTAAAAGATACAGGAACAGCTAAAACAATATTTTATGCATCAAGAGGTAAATGGCTAGGTGATGAGTGGAAGAAGTTAATACAAGACAATATAGACAAATATGATACTGGTGTGTTTGCTAGAAGTAATAACAAACCTCTTATCCTTATTAACTTAGATAATCCACAGCTAACAGATGACTTTATTTTAGAAGCACAGAACTTTCTAAAAGGTAAGAAGGTTAATATTGCAGGACCAAGCTCTTATCAAAATAAAGAAGTATTAGAACAAGTATTAAGACCATTATTTCTTAGAAGTAAAACACCTTTAAAGAAAACTAAAAAAGGTGCAAAGATGATTGACAATGCAAGAGTTACACCACAACAGATATTGAGTTTCTTTGAAGATAAAGTACAGAACTATGAAACTATGGAAAGAATTAGCTCTGAGCTGTTCAAGGAAGCTCAGATAGAGGACATAGCTAAGATTAAGGGAAGACCTACCGCACAGCTAATTGCAGAGTATCTAGGTACAGATGCTATACCAATGCCTGATGCAAGGTTGTTCTTGAGAGTATATTCTCCTGCTAGAGAGTTTTGGATGAGGGCTTCAGGTAAAGGTAAATTAATACCTAAGAGAATTGCAGGACTACAAGGTGATGAAATTATTGCATCAGAGTTTGAAAGAGAACTAGCTAAACCTGTTGCTAGATTATATGAACTAACAACTAAAGACCAAAAGAGTACAGCAGAAACTGCAGAACTTATGGTTAGAAATGCTAGAAGAAGATTTAAATTAACTAAGAACGAAGAAGATAAAGTTGTTAGAGAACTTACTGCAGGTTATTTAAGTACTCTTGGTGACTACTACATGAACAAAGCTTGGAAGCCAGCAATACTTCTTAGAGCTGCTTGGACATCTAGGGTTGTAGGTGAAGAACAGATTCGTATGTGGCAAGATAACCTTGACAATGTATTTAGTCATCCACTATCTGCGTTTGCTTGGATTATGGGTAAGGATAAAAGAAGACTTGCACATAAGTTTAGAGGACATGATGAAGATGATTTTGCAGAGAGATTAATTGCAAAAGGTGTGTATGACATTAAAGGTGACACTATAGGGGATAGTATTGCACATGGTGCTGCTATGACTAAGACACATGGTGGTGTGTTAGACCCAACTGTATTAACAAGAAAAGGTTCATTCTTAGAAGTAAATAAAACAGATGATGCTTTCTTTGGTGGTGGTGCAGCAGAGATTATACAGTTAGGTGATGACCCTATAGCTGCAGAGATAGCATTTAGACTTACAGGATTTAACGGAACATTTAGAGGTGAGTTAATCTCTATGAAGAGATTTACACCTGGCATTGTGAAAAACAATCCTAATAAAATCTTTGTCTTTGGTGATAACTTGGCTAGAACAGGTAAAGCAGGTCAAGCTATAATAAGAGATGAGCCTAATGTTATAGGTGTTCCTACAAAGATATCTCCTAGAAAGTTTTTTAGTGATGATAACTTTGATGAAGCAGTAGAAGCAATAGATGCAGCATTCCTAGAGATAGATGAAGCAAGAGGTCTTGGTAAAGTAGTTGTATTACCTGAAGATGGTTTAGGTACAGGTCTTGCACAGCTAGAAGAAAAAGCTCCAAGAATAAATAACTACTTACAAAGAAAACTTAAAGCATTAAAAGAAGAACAAACTGAAGCTGTATTAGAAGAAACAGTATCTGCAGAAGATGCTATACAAAGTATTAAAGATGATTTTTGGGAGGGCGACCTAAGAGGTTGGAGAGAGTCTGTAACTTATGGTGCTGATGAAGTAGGTAAATATCAAAAGGTAAGAATGCTTACAGATAGAAAAGCTGCTGATGCATATATTGATAGCGTTGTTTCTAGAATACATTACAAGACTGGTGGACACTTTGATACCTATGAAGTATTTCCTGATGGAACAGAAACATTATTACATAAATCTAATGGTGACTTTAAAGCTATATCAAGAAAGTCTCCTACAAGTCTTATTGAACACAGAATAACAAAACCTGGTGATGAAGAATTAATTAGACATATTGCATTTGGTAAACAAATACAATCAACTAGAGACTTAATACCTAGAGGTAAGCCAGGTAAATTAAAACTAGGTGTTGATGCTGATGGTAACCCTATTGAAATAACTTGGGGTAGAAACCAAACATTAGATGACCATAGAACTTATAAAGGTTATTTAAGAAAAATAGATGAGCAAAGAAAAATATTTGATGAAGCTCATGTAATGAAGAAGTCTACCTACGATATGAATGCAGAAACAGTTAGTAAGTATGACCAAATCATAGAGAATATGTTTACTACTTTTATGGCTGTACCTACTAACAGATTATCTAGGTCATCTGCATTTAGACAGTATTACTGGAGATTCATAGAAGAAAATGGTGCATATTATAATGATGAATTAAAAAATCAAATTATAGGAATAGCAAAAGAACCTACATCTAAGTGGGTAAAGAACTCTGCAGGTACAGCAAAGATACTTAAGGGAACTAAACAAATAGCAGATGCTGATTCTATATTAGGAATAGAAAACTTAAATGAGTTAGATGAAGCAGCTAAAGCTTATGCATTACACGAAACTAAAAGACTTCTATACGATTTAAATAAACGACATGTAGTCTCAGATATGTTAAGACTTGCATTCCCATTCGCAGAAGTTTATCAAGAGATTATAGGTACTTGGTCAAGATTAATTAACCAACAGAAAGCATTGTCTGCACGAAAGATACAGCGTGTAGTTCAAGGTGCTAGAGGTACAGGTGAAGAAGGAGAAGAAGGTTTCTTTCATACTGATGAGATGTCAGGAGAAGAAATGTTTTTCTTTCCTGGTACTGAGTTACTAACTAGCTGGATGTTTGGAGAAGATGAAGATAGATTATTAACTAATCCTGTAACAGGAGACCCAATGGAAGCACCTGATGTAAGAGTTAAACTAGAAGGTTACTCATCATCACTTAACATGGTTGCAGGTAATCCTGTTCCTGGTTTAGGTCCTTTGGTTGCAATACCAGCAGCTAAGTTACTTCCTGATACAGAAATCATTGACAAGTTATTCTTTCCATATGGTAGAGAAGAAGGTTCTGCACTAAGTCCATATACATTCTTAGAGCAAACAATACCTTCTTGGTTAAAGAAAGTATTAAGTATAGGCAACATTAGTTCTCCTGAAATAAAGAGAACATACGCTAATACATACAAAGATGTTCTTAGAATGCTAGTTACTACTGGTTTGTTTGATGATTCTACTAAAGCTAAACAACAAGATGCTATGAGAAAAGCTGAAGAGATAGCTACAAAGATGACTTGGATTAGAGCTGCTGTTCAGTTCGCAGCACCTACAGGTGCAGTAGTTAGGTATGAAATAGAAACTACTCCTGGTGGTGCATTGTATTTAGACCCAGCAGAGTTTAGTGAAAGTGACCCTGATGGTTATTACTTTGGTATGTCTGTATTTGCAGATGCATATTATAGAATATTATCTAAATACAAAGGTGACCAGTTAGCTGCAACAACAGAGTTTGTTAATCAGTTTGGTATTGACCCTACAGCATTGCTTACATCTAAATCAAAAGAAGTTCAGAAGCGTTCTTATACAGAAGTTGGTGGTAGGTTTACAAGACAGAACCAAGAAGTATTAGATAGATACCCTAACATTGGATACTATATATTCCCTGATAACCCATTAGATGAGTTTGATTTTAATTCTTGGGCAGATTCTTTTGCAGAAAGAGATAGAATAGAACTATCAGAAGATGAGTATGTAGCTGCAATTAGAAATGCACAAGGTAGATTAGCTTATGAATATCAGAGAAGATTATTGTTTGATACACCTGCATATGCAAATGTTCCTAGTCAAAACAAGTTTGAAATGCTAACTGCTATAAGACAAGCATTGATACAAGAGTATCCTGGTTATGGTGTAACCTCTACAGTCCCTACATCAATGGATGTTGCTTCAAAGATAAGAGAGTTTGAAGATATGATTGCACAAGATGGTAATACTAAAGTTAAATTACCTGATGGTAGAAGTGTTGAACTAGCTAAACTACCTGCAGTAGAAGGTGCATTAGTTTATATGCAGGAAAGAAACAGGCTTTTGTCAGAAGCTAGACTTGTTCTTGGAAGTAATGTATCATTACAGAGAGAACAACTGAGTGGAGCAAGAGCTAGATTAAGGCAACTATCTCAAGAGTTATTTGCCCAGTATCCTGACTTTTACTATGTGTATCTAGATTTGTTTAAGTATGAAGTTGAAGAAGAGTTTACAGATACGACATTATACGGAGGTAACTCTTAATGGATAGAGAACAAAAAAGATATCAAGAGATTGGTTTTACTGTTAGAACCATAATGGATGCAGTTAAAAATGGTTTTATTGCATTTGATAAAAAAATAATAGAAGGTTTTTTCCCATCACCTCCACCTGATGAAATAGTAGAAAGTATATTAAATTTAATTGAAAAAGGTTCGGAAACAAAAGCTATACAAGCTATAGGTAACTTTATAGTTCCTGATAATGCAACAAGAGAACGAAGAAAGAAAATAACTTCTGCATTTGTTTCAGGTTTAACTGGACAAGACCCTGATGCAATTACTGTTGATTTAGACCAACAAGATATGTTGAAAGAAGCTGATGCTGCTTATGCAGAAGGATTAGGTTTAAATGAAAGACAATACACTCCTTTTCCTGAAAGACCTGTAGTTACAGAAGAAGGGCTAGCAGATGCAGCTTGGACTAAATATAAAGAAACAGGAGATACAGAAGCATTAATAGATGCATTAGCAAGAGTTGAGTTAAAAGAATTTGAATACGATGGTGTTCCTACTTTTGCTGCAAGATATACATCAGGACAATTACAGTTCTACGGATTACAAGATGATTTACAATTAGCTAACTTTAGAGAAGCTGCAGGTAACAGAAACCTTACACCAGTATTTAACTTTGGTATAGCATCTACATTCTTAGCAGGTATGGACGCAGGTAGAATAGCCAATGTTCAGGACAAACTTATGAGAGCTGGTTTCTTACAGCCAGGTTCATATGTTCCTGGTGTTGTTGGTGCAGTAGGTGTAGGAAATGAAGATAATACTATAGAAGCATTAGAAGCATCTTTTAGTTACTTCAATACAAAGCCTGAGTATGCACTAGATGTAAATGATTTGAGAGAGATAAACGAGTTATCAGGTGGAGAAGAAGGTGTGTTCTTAGGATTTATGAGAAACTACTTTGAAGAGATTATTGAAGAAGTAAGTATTAGAGATATAAATCCTATCATTACAGCACCTACTCTAATAGCACAAGCTAACCCTGAGTTCTTAAAGTTTAATGTAAATCAAACAGTTAGAGATACTATTGGTGCTAACCCTAGCCTTAGAGATTATGAAGTTATATATAACTGGGCATCAAATGAAATAGAAAAACTTAGTGCTGCATATGCAGAATCACAAAAGGTTTATGAACAAGCTAGAGTTGATGTTGCCGCACAGGCACATCAAGATAGAGTTGCAGGTAAAGAAGAAGAGTATTATTTATTACCACCAGCAATGTCTGATGATGATGTATCAGCAGCATTTGCTACAGGTTTAGATGAGTTTGTGTATAATTATTTCAAACCAATGTTAGACCAAGGTAAAGAAGACCAAGCCTATCAGCAAGGACTAGGCGTAGCTATAGCAAGTTTGAGTAGGTAATGGACGAAGATTTTTTTATAACGATAGATAGATTAAGAAATCAATTTAACATTGAAGATAAGTATATACCTGCATTAATGATGACAGCTTATTATGAATCAACATTGAACTTCGATACTATCAATGAAAATAAAGATGAAAAAGGTAATGTTCTAAGTAAAGATATAGGATACTTTCAGATTAATGCTGCTAGTTTTTATGACAAGCAAGGTAACCCTGACCCAACACTAACTAGATTTTTTGAAAAGATGGGAGACAAAAAAGAATTAAAACAAAGTGCATTTGAAGATAAATTGTTAAATGAAAAATACAACACAGCTTATGCTGCTCACATAATTAAAGACTTCCATGAATACAGCACTAAAGACCCATTTGGTAAATGGACTGCATATACAGATTATGTTAAGCCATTCTTACAAGGAGACCCAATACCTGGTAAAACATTACAAGAACAAATTAATGGTATCCAAGCATACATGGAAGCTTATATGTATATACACGGATTGAAAGAAAAAGAAAGTCTTAAAAAAGCTTTTAGTAATCCTAAAGTAAAAGTATTAGATAATTTTAAAGATAAATTATTACTTGGAACACGCTCTTATGATGTAAGACAAGGACAAGGTCAATCTTATGATGTAAGACCTGAAAGTCAATCTTATGATGTAAGACCTGAAAGTCAATCTTATGAGGAAAACAAATGACAGAAAAATCTTGGAAGTATTCAGATAAACCTACACCTGATTTAATTTATTATGATGTAGATACAGGTAAGTATTACTACTTATATAATGCAGGAGACTTTATATCAGATGAAGAAGAAGTTTACATTTCTTACGATGTAGGTACACAAAAGCCTAGAGGTTTAACAAACGACAGAGTTATACCTGATATTGTAACTACAGCACCAGGTATATTGCTAGGTCATACTGCACTTACTGCATCACAGATATCATCACAATACAATGATATGGATGACTTTAACCCTGCAGAAATCTTTGAAGAAACAATAGAACTATATGCAGACTATGCACCTTGGTTTTATGAAGTAGTAAAAGATGAGGAAGGTAATGTAACTGCTGCTCCTGGTATGTCATTGTTACTAGAACACCTATGGTTAAACAGACCAATAGATGAGAATGACCCAAGACTAAAAGATTTAAAGATGCCTTACACAGTAGGACAGATACAGTTTATAAATGCTGGTGGGTTAAAGAATAATGATTACGATACTAATGCTAGGTTAAGAGAACTTAGAGATGGTAAGACAGAAGAAGTAAACTCTATACTTACAAAGATTGGTATTGATGTAGATGACTTTGTGAATACTAACTTTGATGGATACCAAAACTTAATAGAGGTTTATACAAAAGGATATCTTAACTCTGCTAACTTAGATGACTTCTTAAAACATTACACAGGTATAGAAACATTAGCATCATCAGACTCTAGGTATTTATCATTTAAAAATATTATAGAAGAACAAGTAGATGGTGAGATAAAACTAGAACTAGGCTCATTAGATTTTAGAAAATCAAAAGCTGCAGAGAGATTAGGTATTAGATATTTAGGACAACTTAAATACAATACATTAGATGAAGATACTAAAAAAGAAATATCATACTTAGTATCTACAGACCAACAAGATGCAGCAGAACAAAAGCTACAAAATATATTTGATAGTGACCCATACTTTGAAAGATTTGCTGGCAAAGGTCTTAACTATGGACAAGTAGTAGGACCATACAAACAATTATACACTTCTATCTTTGGAGATGCACCTGATGAAACAGATACATTTCTATATGAGATGGTAGGTCTAGGTTTTCAAGATGCTGGAAAAGCTATGAGACAAAAAGCATTTGATACAGGTAATCAATACTTTGGAAGAACAGTTGCTACAGCCATGAACCAAGGCTTAGGTGGTAATGTGATAAGGGGAATATAATGGTTAGAGTATATAGAAAAGATTTTCTTGAAGGTTATGAAATAGGCGATGACCCAGATACATTAAAAGATTTTCAGGATAGTGGTTATACTACAAATTACAATGAAGCATTAGCTGGTTCTACAGACCCAGGTGGTCAAAATTATACTGGAACTGCAGCAGATACCACTACATCTAGTACCACTACATCTAGTGGGTATACAGCAGAACAAGCACAAGTGCTTATGCCTTGGCTTACAAAACTTTCACCAGTAGAAGGAAAAAAACTTATTGATGAGTATGTGCAAGGTTACATCGAAACAGGGGAAGCTACATTTGCGTTAGCAAAGATGAGAGCTAGTGATAGTTATGAGAAGGTATTTACAGGTATAACTAGAGATGATGGTTCTTTAAGAATGACAGAAGCACAGTATCTACAAAACAAAGAAGCTGTTCTTATACACTTCAATGAGTTTGGTGTAGGTGGATATGGTAGCCAAGTTATTGATACATTGTTTCCTGACCTAGTAGCCAACAATGTATCTCCTGATGAGATAGCATCAAGGCTATCAGTTGCAGATAGACAACTTAGTAATTTATCAGCAGAACAAAAAAGAAATGTATTGTCTGCTTATGAAGAATACTATTCTACAGAACTAGGTGAAGCTATACAATTAGATGATGCTGCACTTATACCTCTAGTTATAGACCCTGAAATAAATTCACAAATATTAAATAGACAACTTAATGTTGCAAGAATAGGTAATCAGTATCAGCAAGTTGCTGGTGTTGAAGCTAGCAGAACTGCTATTGAAAGTTTAGTAGGTGCAGGGTTACAGGCATCTGAAGCACAAAGAACATTTCAAGCTGCTGTAGATAGAGCCTTGATTAGTTCTAGGATTGCTAGAAGACAAGGTAGGACAGATACTCCTACATCCTTAGAGATATTACAAGCTCAGTATCTAGGAGACTTAGAAACACAACAACAACTCCAAGCTATTGAAGCTCAAAACATATCAGAATCTACTGCACAGTTAGGTGCAAGAAGAACTGGAGAAGGTCAAGTTATTGGCTTGACAGAACAATAATTGTGCTATACTACATATAGTGCCTGGCAGGATACGGCACACTAAATATAGGGCTGCACTGCGATAACATCGCCAAGGTATGTTATCTGTTATTCATAAACCCTTGTGTAAAATCCTTTTAATTACCTAGCGATTAATGTTTTAGGATTATTTATATGCTAGAGAAGATGGAGAAAATAATGGAAGAAAACACAGAACAAATAGAAAATACTACAGTTGAAGAAGATTCATCTGATGGTATTAAACAACTTAGAGAAGAGTATAAAAAGCTTAAGGCTGAGAATAAAGAGTTCAAAGCCAATGCCATGAATAACGCATTAAGTTCTTTAGGACTAACTGCTGATAAGGGATTAGGAAAAGCTGTTACAAAACTCTATGATGGTGAAGTTACTGTAGATGCAATTAAAGACTTTGTAGCTCAAGAGTTTGGAGAAGTTAGTAGTTCTGAACAACCTAGCGAAGATGTTGTATCAAATGTAGTAGAAGCTCAATCAAGAGTTGAACAACTCAATAAGATTGGTGTAAATGCAGAACCACAAGATGTTTCTGCAGAATTTCTAAAGTTTGTGAAAAGTTCCGATACAAAACCAAGAGACTCTATTAATGCAAAATTGCGTATGATGGATACTCTTAAAGAACAAAACAAGTAATAATTTATAGGAGAAGTATAAAATGGCAAATATATCGTTAACAAACAGTACGATTTATGCACAAAACATTAATAACTTCACTGGTGAATTGTTCAAAGTTGGTGGTCAGAGAACACCTTTACTCTCTGCAGTTGGTGGTTTGAATGGTGGTAAAGTATTAAACTCTACATTTTGGCAAGTCCAAGTAGAAGATAATGCAACCATTTCTTCAGAACCAACTAAAGGGCAAGAAGGTTCTACACCTACAGAATATCTTGGAAGAGACAGAGCTGCATATACTTATGTAACTCAGATTTTCCACAAGGGTGTACAAATGACATATACCGCTTTGGCATCTACTCAAAATCAAAACCCATTTGATTTATCAGCAAACATTGCTAACGCCTCCGATGGAGACGGAACAACAACTGCTGGTGACAAATTGGCTTTATTTGGTGGTAGCCCAGTGGCAGATGAATTTGCTTTCCAAATGGAAAAAGCAATGGAAAAAGTAGCAAGAGAAGTTGAGTGGTTTGCATTCAATGGTTCTTTCTCTGATGGTGCTAATGTAACACCAGGGTCAGGAACTAGAGAAATGTATGGTGTCGATGTATGGATTACAATCGGCAAAAACGCTGACAACTCTGCAGCAGTAAACCCATTAGGCGGAAACTGCTACTACAATGACACAGCAGGTGATGGAACTGGTACTGCACAAGTTCTTAACTTCGCAGCTATTTCAGGTGCGTTGAAGAGAATGTATGACAACCATGCTCCAATGACAAACCCTGTGCTATGTGTTAGTCCAAAACAACTACTAGACCTCAACAATGAGCTTATTAGTGGTACAGTTGATATAGCAGGAACAATCCTTCCTAGAGATAGGAATGTTGCTGGTGTTGATATCGATACAGTCATCACACCATTTGGTTCAATAGGACTAATGGTTATTGACCCTGATATCATGCCTTCAGGTTCTGCTTTCATCTTAGACTTAGCTTACATTCAACCAGTGTTCACAAATATCCCTGGATATGGAACAGTGTTTGTTCGTGACATAGACCAAGATGCCAACGCTAGAATTGGAAAAGCAATTTATATGGAGATGGGATTCGAGTTCGGACCTCCTTCATATCACTGCAAAATTCAAGCAGTAGCATAATTTAATATTGAAGATTAGGGTGGAACTCCACCTCCACCCTTTTCTTCTGCTATCATAGGTAAGATATGAGTCAGAACATAGGTGAATTAGTAGATAGAGTTTACAGAGAGTACCTAGAACCAAACGATGATATACAATCTTTTTCTATTTTAAGAGGTGCAATGGATGCTGATACTACGGACCAAACAGTAGAATATATATCAGATTATCTAACATCAGAAGAAGAAGATTTATTAGAGCCAGGTGCGGTAGTCGAAGTAAATAGAGAATTGATGTTAGTTACTGCATTAAATACCTCTGCAGAACAATTAACAGTTAAAAGAGCTTTTAGAGGAACTACATTAGCTGCACATTTAGTAGATGATGTTATGCGTGTTAACCCAGTGTTTCCTAGAAAAACAGTATTTGATGCTGTGTGTGACCAAATTAAAAATTTATATCCAACACTTTTTGCAACAGAAACAAAATCAATTACTTCTAAGACAGGTTATATACCTTTAAGTGGAACAAATGATAATTATTTAATAGCACCTATACAAGCTATATCCCAATATACAGACTTCTCTGCTGGCTCAGATGAAACAGGTACTGTGTATGCAGGAGTAGCAGTGGAGATTGTAGATTTACCAAATCCATTTACTTATACAGATGCAAATGGTGTATCACAAACTATTACATATAGCAATAACGGACCTAATAAAGTCAATGCTGTACAAATATATAATGTAAATGCAGGTCATACTGTATTTGTTACATTTAAAAAGAAGTTTGTAGAACCTACTGAAGAGAGTGACACTCTCGCAACTATAGGTTTAGAAAGTGAATATGAACCTATAATTATGGCAGGTGTTGCTGCACAATTAATATCAGGTAGAGATATACCTGCAGCTACTGCTGAGAATATAACTCAGTCAATGCAAACACAAAGTTTTCCTGTAAACTCTGCATCTACAATTAGAAATTCTTTATTACAATATCAAAGAGCATTGATACAACAAGCACGAAAGGATTTAAGAGCTAGGTATCCAGAACCAGTAACCATTAATAAGATTTCGTATACCTAATGCCTAGAGTACCTTTAACTTCTGAAGTAACAAATCCTAAAAGAAAAGGTTATGATTTAGCTTTGGATGACTTATTGTTTAGGGCAGCTATTGCACCTAATAGACAAATGACTATATCTACTGCAGAGTTTCCACAGCAAGAAATAAATCTTAAACAAAATCCTGAAGACATTACAACTAACATAGGTCAGATATTTTCTAGGTCAGACTTTAGTGGTGGTCAAGGATTAGACTCTGCACACAAAAGAAACAATACACAGAAAGATGTTACTAGATTTTATGACAGCAAAGGTGTAGACCCTTTTCACGGAGGAGAAGAAAGTTCTTACCACATTCATTTACTATATACTATGGCAGCTAGTGGGCAAACATTGGATAGTGTTCCAGTTAATGGTTTAACATTTACAGGAACAGAACAATATTTAGCACAG